CCATTCAAGTTAAACGCCATAGTACTGACGCCAAGAGAAGTGAACCAAACCCCCAAGACGGGCCAAGCGGCAAGGAAGAAATGCAAAGAGCGACTATTATTAAACGACGCATATTGGAAGATAAGTCTGCCAAAGTAACCATGCGCTGCAACAATATTATAAGTCTCCTCCTCTTGACCGAACTTGTAGCCATAGTTTTGAGACTCATTTTCAGTTGTCTCACGGACTAGTGAAGAAGTCACCAGTGAGCCATGCATCGCGCTGAACAGGGCACCACCAAAGACACCAGCCACTCCCAACATATGGAATGGATGCATCAAGATGTTGTGCTCCGCTTGAAAGACGAGCATAAAGTTGAAGGTCCCACTGATTCCAAGTGGCATACCATCCGAGAATGAACCCTGCCCAAATGGATAAACCAAGAACACTGCAGTTGCAGCTGCTACGGGTGCGGAATAAGCAACAAAGATCCAAGGCCTCATCCCAAGTCTGTACGATAGTTCCCATTCGCGTCCCAAGTAAGCAAAGATGCCAATGAGGAAGTGGAAGATAACGAGCTGGTATGGACCGCCGTTATAAAGCCATTCCTCCACTGTGTTGGCTGCCCACACAGGGTACAAATGTAACCCGATTGCGTTGGAGCTAGGTACGACTGCTCCAGAGATAATGTTGTTTCCATAGAGTAGAGAGCCAGCTACCGGTTCACGGATACCATCAATATCCACTGGAGGTGCGGCAATGAAAGCAAGAATAAAACAGGTGGTTGCTGCCAAAAGACAAAGGATCATAAGTGTCCCAAACCACCCAATATAAAGACGATTGTTTGTCGAAGTAACCCAGTCACAAAACTGATCCCAGGTTGACTCTTGACGATTAAGTATAGAAGATGACATTATTTAATGATTGTAATGGTAACAGGAGCAACACCAGCTCCGATCATACCAATGCGCTCAGCGGTCCCTTTACTAATATCAATGTCACGACCGGTAATAAAAGGACCACGATCGTTAATTCTTACTACTTCACATTCTTTGTAGCAGACCTTGACTTTTGTACCAAATGGTAGCGTTTTATGTGCTGCTGTTGCAGCGTATTGATTGAACGTTTCCCCATTGGCAGTTGTACGTCCATGATAATATGGACCATACCAAGAAGCAATCCAAAGAGTTGAAGCAATAAGAGAATTAATCATGTTTTTAAAACAAAGAACAATTAGGCGTGCTTATCCATAATTTGAATAAGCTTATCAGCGTAGATAGGGTCAGTAGCATAGCCCTCTGCTTTAAGCAAACGAGCACACTCTTGACGTGATCCAGAACGATTAACGCCACGGTAACTACGATAGTCTTTATACCATTTAGTTACCAGATAATTGACACAATCAAATGGTGTGTCAAAATCTTTAAAGGAAGCTCGGATGGTCACAGGACCATTACCATAATCTTCCCAAGTTGTGTGTACAGTACCTTTACCTTTGATACCAAAGAAATTATTTTTACCAGAGATAAATTTACCGTAACCAGATTCAAGTGCCCATTGTGCAGCAACACACTCAGGGAATTTAGCACCTGCTTTCTTAGCAGCATTGTAAATACCTTGCCAACTATTATCAACTAGGTCTTCGTCAACATAAGGGTTACGTCGATAAAGTTCAGCAAACTTATTTAGCTGCTCTTCAGTTAGTTGTTTTTCAAGCCATGCCCATGACTCACGTTGATGTGTAAGGTTTTTGAAATAGGTGGCTGCATCAACAAGTTTAATAGTCATTACTTTTTAGCAGTTTTAGCAGCTCGTTTGAAGTTAGCTGCGGTAGGAGCACCTTTGCTTCCAGGTTTCCGCATCTTTTCTCCCGAGCCTTTTTTGATACGCATTCGTTTTGCGTGGATGTTAGCGTAGAGACCTTTAGACATTACTTTTTCTTACCGCCACCTTTTTTCTTACCGCAAGCCATTACCATACTCCAGGAATAATTTGACCAGTTAGTGCATACGCTCCAAGCGCAGCAATCACACCTAGCATAGCCAGGCGACCGTTAAGCATCTCAGCTTTTTCGTTATGAGTCACAGTGTAGTTGTCGTCAGTGTACATGGTGGGTTCTTTAGCAAAGAGGTTTTGTTGTCCGCGATCGTTTGTAGTAACGGTCATTAGAATTGTACGTCAGAGTTTTCAAGTTTTTGCATAACCTCTTGGCGGTATGCAGGATCCCTATCATAACGGGGATCAGACATTGCAGCAACAAGTTCCTGTTGACTACGGAAACCTTGTGATTGATTAGCAGTTCCTTTACCAGTCAGAAGTTGACCATCAGAACCAGTAGCATCATTGTACTTAGCAGACAGTGCTTGTACAGCAAAGTAAATAGAAGAAGCTTTACCTGATTCCATCACAGCATCATACATCTGGATCTCTTCTTTAGAAAGGTTTTGTCCAGCCCAGGAGATCATAGACTTGTAAG